AAAGAGACTGTCCCACAGCTCAAAAAACATCTCAAGGAAGAGGTAGAAGAACTTCTTTCGGCCAAAAACAAGAAGGAAATGGCGTTTGAATGTGCAGACGTTATCATCCTTTGCATGAGAATACTTATCGTTAGCGGCTACAAAGACCCTCTTGCTATCATAGACAAAAAAGGTAAGATTGTCCTCAACCGCCTTGAAAAAGCAGTAGGAATCCAAATGAGAACACCCGGACTAGACGGGCGTGAGGCGTATAGGTTGGCAAAGGAAGAATTAGATAATGAAAAGTGAAAGCAGAAGGGGGCGCCCCCCTAAGAGAAAAGAAACAGAGGACGATGTTTGGTTCACCACAGCCGAAGCTATCGCCGCTATTCAGAAAAACAATGAGGCCGAATTCGAGCAAAGTACTCCGTTTGGCGTTGTTGTCCTCAAGAAGAGCTACAATGGAGGAATAGTAATGGCTCAAAAAGAATCGCGTTTTGAACTAGTAGATTTTAGATTCGCTTCATCAGAGAAAAAATCATGGAAAAAGACAAAGTAATCGCCAACGTTTTTAGAGATTTCAGTTGTTGGTTTGGGCTGGATTTATCCCTGACAGCAACAGGGCTTTCCGTCCTTTACCAAGACATCAAGCTGGACGGCTACAGATATACCCTCACAAGCCCCCACAAGGGGCCTAGGCGGCTCTCCGAGTTCGCTGAGCATATAAAGATTGCCGCAGAACAAATATTGACCTACAGGCCCGCTAGTGAGGTTCTGGTGTGTATAGAGAATTATGCCTTCTCGCAGTTTGGGAAAATCGTCCACCTAGGAGAACTTGGCGGCGTTGTGAAACAAAACCTGTTTGATGCAGGGTTGTCCAATATTCTGGTTTACCCACCGACTACCCTGAAAAAATTCGCAACAGGGAAAGGTGTGGCAGAGAAAGGGCTGGTGATGACCAATGTTTACAAACGCTGGGATGTAGATACATCCAACAACAACGAAGCGGATGCATATGTCCTCTCTCGTTTAGGCCATTGTTTATGCTACCCTGAAACTTACACAGAGTTCCAGCGTGAGGCGTCTAAAAAATTCCAGCTGGCATAATAGGCATGCTATACATAAACAAGCTTACCGATAAACAGTTTTATAACGTTCTCGGAGGTTATGCAAAAGGAGTGAGACTAAGGAAGCTCCTCAAGAGATACCATTATACGCCTAACATGTTCATCAAGGACACTTTAAGGGGGAATAAAATCAAGGCTATGGACTTTTGTTTAGCGGCCAGCAAACACTTTCAACGCCGGGCAGAGCTATACAGAAAAGACTTTAAAACCAAGAGATGTATTCCTCTCAACCTGATAAACCCTCGAAGGACAAGACGGGCGGGGATTTCCGCTTACCACAAACAGGCTCCCTTGTCTAAAATGGAGTTGGAGAAAATAGATGATTTCTTTTTTGGCTGACAGTTATTTTTTCTTCCTGCCAATCCGTAACCAGTTTGCGGCCTTGTTCATCCATTGAGCGGCGCTTTGAGCAAAAACCTTTCCGTCGCCGATAGCGGCAATATCTTTTGGGTCGCCCATATTGGCAAGCTCAATATCCATGAAATCAATCCAGCCGGGTAGGCCCTTAAACTCTGTGCAGGGGTTGAATCCGTATTGTCCCCACCCCTCTTTTTCCAACAAAGAATGCGACGTATGAAGAAGCCTGAAACCAAAAGGCCCTTGAGTATTTGAAGAGACGATTTTCTGATAGGTACTGCGATTAGAAGTGACGTATGATGTCCGCAACCGCAAGATAAAATCAACCTTCATATTGTCCCACCTGTTAGACATAAACAGGTTCACATCCCTTGTGAGAGGAACTATGTCCAGAGATGGATTTAGAAGCTCTTTATCCAGAAGTTCTACTAGGTTTGATGCGATATTAGTTAGAACTTTATCTTGCTTGTCGATAGCGATAATGACATTCATTTGTTTTGAAGAGAGGTAACAGTATAATCAATGCGCCGAATAAGCTCTACCTGTTGAGCCATTGCTTCTGAAATCTTCAATGTCGCATGAGCTTGGTCTTGTTGCAACTTTAGCATGTCCTGCCGCATTTTTACGTTGTCCTGATACAGAAAGAAGCAACATACCAAAGGAGCGAACAGGATTACAATCTCCTTATAATCCTTAACAACTTGAAGAAGAGAAGCAATTTTTGTTGTCGGCATTAACGTCACTTCTTGAGTTTTTGGACGACAGGAGGCTTGCCGGAGATAATGAGGTTCCCGTTTTCGTCAACGCTATAGCTAATCTGCCCGCCCTGTTCACCAGACAAAGTAAAGGATGTGTTGGCACAACCAGTAGTACAGAAAAAGGCAATAACAGCACCAATGATGGCGCTGACAAGGGCAATCCATTTGGCAGGAACACCCTTTTCCTCTGCAAACTCTGCCGCATGAGTCAGGACGATAGAAGAATATCCTTCGTCAAGCATCCATGTGGCAAGCTCACACGCCTTGGTGTGGTCTTCGGGAACACTAGTATCTAACCCCGCCTGAACAGCAACAGCTTCTACTAGCGCATCGAACGTGTAAGTTGTCTTCATACATGAACAAATAACATTCATTGTTTTCCTATACAAACAAAAAACTCCGCACTACTAACGCATTTTACGCCCGTAGTGCGGAGGTCTTACGAGGGAGCCGGGAAGGTTGACCTACGGTATATACCACACTTCCTACTTTTATATGATTAGTTGTTTGATTTGGATTGATTTTTACCCTAGCTCATAAACTCATATGGCAGGGTTTTGCTACACCTTCCTAGCAACAAATAGTTGCTGACTCAAAACAGTTTTAATTTCATCTACTTGTGAAACTAAAAATGATTCTTGTCCGGCTACATCGTAAAGGTATTCGCAAATCTCGTCACATTCTTCCCTAAGCACCTCAAGCACTTCGTCATCACTAGGCGTCTCTGTTAAGGAAACCTCCTCCATAACGATGTCTTTATCGGGGCTTAGGGAATTGCCTGAATAGGACTCTTTGAATGTGTCGAAAAGCTTTGAACACTTTTTATACATTGTCCCTGTTGCCTCATGAACCCAACCTCGCTCGGTTAGCTCATGAACATTGTTCAGGAACGTTAAAAAGTTATTCAAGACTGCAAGGTTAATCTTCTTCTTCATCGGAACGCTTCGCCTCAATACTAGGGAAGCTAGCGCACTTATCAAGCCCAAATCCACGGACGAGATAAATAAGAGGTTTGATAAGTTCGTCCCAAGAAGTAGTCTCGAAGAGTGCTTTTTTCAGATTCTTCATGTAAGGCTTGGACTCAATCTTATAGAAGTACTTTTTATCAAAGCCCATAAGTTTTGTTTCATTCATACTAGCCACAAGAATCGAATCATGTTTAGAGTCTTCACCAACATGAAAAACAGGAATTCCGACAATACCTGCAAACTTCTTCCTAAGACGTACTTTATCCTCTTCGGAAGCTTTTAAGTCGTCAACAGAGTCGATAATGTTAGCTTTGATTCTATACCAGACATTGCAGTTAGGATTGAAGTCAAAACCGACACCATACAGTTCTTCAAAATCAGCCATAAACATGGTGCTCTTGACAGGATTATTGTCAAACAAGGCAATAAATCTGAACAACAGGCTTTTCGGAAAATCCTCTCCGTTTATTTTTTTTCGTTCCATACTATTTATTGGTTATTGGTTGTTTTGGATTCAAGGCAAAACATCGAAGGAAATACACCATGTAGCTCCTAACGATGTAGCAATACTAATAAGCAACGAGAGAATAATCAATGTTTTTTTTTTTTTTGAAAATGTCATACAGAAGAGAGAAAAGTTTTTGTTTTCCTCTCTTATAAATTCGCGCGCGCGTATATACGGTGTAACGTCCTTTGTGGTTGGAGACGGTAGTTAATAACTTCGAAGTGGTCTATGTTATCGTTTCGCTAACACCTTCGAACTTGGCTCTCTTGTTAGCCGCTCTATGCAACCTGTTAGTCGAACGAAGGAATAAAACTGATAATTAAATATTAAATGTTTTATTCTTACATACTTTCTCTAACCAACGTGTTCCAAATTAGAACTGTTTTAAAACCATTTATTTTCTAATCCCGTTGTTTCTCTAACCAAGCCCACAACTTTGTTTGGCTCCATAGCCGATAGGCGTAAATCAAAACTTTTGAAAAATCATGAAGGATATGCTTGCCATATCCGAACTCTTTTCTTGTAGAGAACCAAGTTATTTGCTAAACACTTGGTTGTTGCTAACCACGAGGGAGATTGAGCCTTGGAGCGGCCAAAGGAAGACAATCAACTTAACCGCCCTGTTCCTTGAACAAGATTTTAACGACACACCCCTCAAAAAATCAAGCCTAAAGTTTGACATAAAAAAGGCGAGGATTGCTTGGAGATTTATTACAATGTCCTTATTATAAGGGATTTATAATTGTGTCATACAACACATATTTTTTACATCAGGCCTGTTTCAAGACAAAAAAGAAGAGCAGCTTCGGGTAAAACATGAGAAAAAACCCCGAAGCTGCTCCGCTCGAATATGCACAACGAAAGAAGAAATGAATTCTTCCAAGAGCATTAGACCAAATCCTGTTCCCTTGGTCAACTGTAAAGTTTTTCTTTACAGTTCATCGAACTTGTAAGGAAAGCTTACAAGTTGCTCGAACACGCATAAAAAACAGGACCCCGCTTTTAACGGAGGCCCTGTCTTTATGACATTGAAACACCTATATACAGTGGCTACCGGAATAGCAACTGTTGGTGTACTAGGATGAAGTGTTGTTCATGTCGAGTAATAAAATCAGGCAATTTGTCTTACTACTACCTTTTTAACAGAAATTCCGGATGTAAATATATTCATCCCCATTAGTTTTAGCAAGTTTGTTTCCGTCCCTTGAGTGTGAGAGAAGAAACACTTCAAAGAGGCGATAGTGGAGCCATTAGGAATGCTTACCATAGAAGCTGATTCCACATCATCCCACATCCTTTAAAACATTCGTCTCAAAAGCGGATTCCGCTACTAATTCAAGTGTGGTTAAATACATTGCTGTGATTATAAAAGAGTTATGCCCCCCCCCGAAATCGGGAGAGGGGACTATTACGCAGGCATATCAGACGTGACAATCTCCTTGTCACCGATAGCCCACATATTCTGGTCGGTTAAAAAGTAAATGGTTGAATTGCTCTTCGTTTCCAAAGCGTTATATTCTGCCTTGGTTAGAGAGCTAAACTTGATAGCTAGTTTGGTTATTCCAGTAACAATGGACGTATCAACATATTGTTTATTTGCGGCCATTCCTTGTGAGGTCGGAAGAGGAACTTCAAGCGTCCCCCCATTAGCAAAAGTCTTGCCGCCTGTAATTGTTTGAGAGGTGGAAGTTGTTACAAAATTGTTTTCCGAATATCCCTTAGAGACAGCATGGTTTAAATCTACTGGCTCACCTACCCCTAAAGGTGATTCAAAATTAACATCTCCGGCCACCGTTTGTAGATTTGGTGATGCTAACTGTAAGTAATCCATATCCCCCATTGCCTTGTTCAAGACATCATTGGCCGCTGGGGATGCCTTTACCGTTCTAGTTAATTCGCCTGTAAACTGCCAGTCACCTGAAATCTCTTGGGGCGCTTCCGGGTCAAAGCTTTCGCCGCCACCGGACGACACACCGGGAACGGCGAGACTAAAATTTGCCGGTGTTACAAGCCAGTTAATGCTACTATTTCCCGCTTGCACATATACCCAAGAAGAAACAGCCACAAAGGGAATCTGCATAGAGTTCTCCACTTTTGTGTAAAGAAGAGAAAACATGTCAGACTCGCTTTGTGTATCACTATCTGCCGCCAATAGTTCAACTTCTCCCGGACCAGAAGGGGCATTGACGGATAGAACATAGGATTTCCCCTGTTCTACCTTAGCAAAGCCGTTGGTCGATTGTCCGTTGGAGCGAGGGGTGACCGCCGCCATTGCCATGGGGACTGCCGCCACCTCTGGCTCAACAGAGGAAAACACTTCCGGCTCTACTGCTTTTACCTTTTTTTTTGTTGCCATTGTTAGTATTGGTTAGGTTGAGGGTGTGGGCTAGTCTTCCCAGCCCCTTATCTTCAACTGTTTGTTTATTTGCCTTAATTCCCGTGAAAGTTTTCTGTAGGTTGCTGACCTTTCGCCGTTTTCCTGCTTGGCCTTCTTCTTCTCCCTTCTTATCTGCCTAGCCCTCTCCTTCATAGCTTCTTTTTCGGTGTAGAGGGGATTTACTGACTCTGGAAGGAATTTCTGTGTGGTCGTCTTAGCTTGTGAAAGGGCATTTGATAATGCACCTACCATCTCTAGAGCTTTGGTCATACTCTGCCCAGAAGTACCAAATATTGTGGTAGCCGATGCGACACTCCCAATATTTTTGCCTACATAGGAAACCATATCAATGTAATCATTGGTAGTCAAAGCACCTTCCTTGTCCCATTTTTCCGATACAGTCTCATACGTCTTCACAATACTTCTGACTAAGCCTTGAATTGATTTGGACAAATCAGCCATATCGGCTCGTCCCAGACTGAATTGCTTACCACCGCTAATAAGGGAAGCGCACCACTCTGCAAACCCGCCGAACATAGGGACAGAGACAATTGGACTCAATGCCGCAGTCAATAAGAGGTTGCTCATGAAGTCATCCTCTTTGTCTTTGTCGCCAAACAAACCTGTAGCCAAGCCGTTGAAGAGACCATTAGCAAGAGCGGCAATAGTATAAACACGAAAGGCTCCCTGAAAAGCCTCCCAGAAAGGAACATCCTTTTTGCCTTGCATCATCACTAGGCCGAACTTGTTCATCACGTCAGACAAGAAAAGGAACTGGGCTTGCTCAAATGAGCTTCCACCTATCAAGTGGATAGCCTTAGCGGAGGTAGATAAAGGCTGTGCCGTCTGGTAGATGTTTTTGTTAAGCTCCCATCTTATCTGTTCATGCGACAAACCTCGATTAGCAAGCATGTGGGAGGTCAGCTGATTCGCAAAAGATATGCTCCACCAGTCAAAAGCCATAAGGCCGCTCATGCCCGCTTCCTGCCAATATCCCCATTGCGCTTGTTTTTTCAGGGGAATGCGTAATGCCTTATCGGCAAGCACACGGTCTTCCCATCCACGGTACTTACGTTCCTTCATTGCCTCCAAGTCACGAAGCTCTTCAAGGGTAAAACCTTTATAGTTCCCGCTTGTCACCTCTGCCACGCCTTTGATAATTTCCATCATGGAGAAGTTGCTACCAACGATAGGGTTGAACAAAGCCGCACCAGAGCGCACCAGAGAAGCCAAGGAGAAAGCAATCCTTGTCTTAGCCAATACTTGGAACACTTTCCCCATTACCTCTGCCAACACGCTCTTTTGGGCATACACACGCCCCTCGTTGATGAAGTAATACAGGGCTTTGTTTGCCGCCTCGAAATTGGCTGGGCCTAATAATTTCTGCAACTGGGCGTTCGTGGTGGGATTAGCCCATACCCGGTTGTTGAAGTTGACCAGTTCCGAAGCTGTCATCCACCCCTCCATGATAGAGCTATAACGAAGATATTCCCCAAGAGGGTTTATTTCCAGAGAGAGCGCCGCCGAAGAGGGAGTGTTCCGGTGCTTTGCGTAAGAGGGCAAGCCCGTCCTTGTGACGTGTCCCTTACTGTAAGCATCCATATCCCCTTCTTGCATTGTATTATAGGCGGCAATATTGCGGGGCGTATAGTAGTCATCAAGGATAACCGTCTGGCCATAGTTCTCTGCCATGAACGCCCGTAGCTTCTCGCCTTTTTCCCGATACAGGTTCTGTAATTCGTCAGCAAGGTAAAGCCCATCCGGCCCAAGCAGTTCCAATAGCTTGGCAATATCTTTTTCCTTCCTCGCAAGGTATTCTTCTTCAACGGCTTCCAACTTGGACTCAAACTCTTCGGAAGTAATGGCGCCATCATCAAGGCTCTTGTTTAAGCCCTCCAACTCCTGTTGGTACTTCCGATAGTTGCCGAAATCCATCCCCTTGTCTCCAAGGTTTTCTCTCAATACAGCCAAGCCATCCTTCTCTCTCAATGTCTGATAGACTTTGACAAGGCCATACTTGGTTAGCTCATGCCCCATAAAGGGAATAGTTTTTGTAGAAAGCTCATCAAAATACCTTGGAGAGTTCTGCCCTGCAATCTCCATCATTCCACGCATGATGCGAATCGCATTGGACGTAGCCTTTTCTTTTTCTACCCCTCGCTGTTGCTCTGCGAATTGGACGTTGTTCTGCAAGAATGTCCCTATGTCCTTAAAGGATTTCATGGAAGACATCACTTCGAGGAGTTGTTGAAGGCTCATGAATTGCGTGAAGATTCTATCCAAAAAGCCCGTTCCCCGTTGGTCCCTTTCCATTACGGCTTTTCTAAGGGCATCACGATTCTTCTCTCCTCCTACTCGCTCATTGATTTTAGCGTTAAAATCATTATAGAAGCGCTCAATACGTTCATTAACCTTTTTCCTGCGGAGTCGCCCTTCACGCTGTAGCTCCTTCAATGTCTTAACTGCTTCCGCAAGTTGCTGTGCATTGAGAGCATACTTATACCTTCCGTTAGGCATCTTCTCCCGATACAACGCACTACCAAACACCTCAAGGAGATTCTTTTGGTTTTCCAGATTTTCCAGTTCCAGAGCAAGTTCTTCTGTGGCAGGCTGGTTTTGAAGCTCATCTATGGTGCTATCCAAGACTTCAAGCTGGGTTGCAACTTCGGAAGGAGACATAGCCATAACCTCAAGGGCATCCATAGTCTCCTCTCTGGCTTGTGCGTCCAAAGAACGGGAGCGCCCCTTGGTGTCCTTAAAAGCATTCTCGGCAAGCCTTCGCAAGCTCTGTATGCTCTTACTGGCAAGCTTCTTCTCTGCCGCCGCCTCCGCTCTTTCCTCCTTGATGTCTTTCCTTATTTCCTTGGAGATTAAACCCCGGAGGAATTTCATTTCCCTGTTGAAATCCTTCTTGGCTTTAGCGTCCGCTTGCTCAACCCTCCTGTTTATCTCGTCCTGAATAATGCGCTCCAACTGCTTCCGGCTCGCCGCCTCCGCTCTTTCGTTCAAGGCCGCTACTGTGGCATCCAATGCAGTCTTCATGTCCGCATTAAACGCTTCGTTGCTCTTGGGATTCGCAAGCCTTTCGGCAAGCTGGTTGGAGATAAACTTCCGGCTACCGGAAGCCATTGCATTAGCGATAGAGAGAACAGAATTCAGTAACGCTTTCTGTTGTCCTCGTTCGGTCAGCTTCCCTTGAGAAAACCTTTCCGAAAGCTTTATCATGCTCCTCTGCAATTTGTGGAGCTGGCCTATAGACCTTTCCGATGCGCCATTGACTATGTTTGATATGGCTTCGTTAATTGTTCTTACAGAAGGAGTTACATCAATAGCCCCACGCCTCCTCACGGAAGGAAGGCTCTGGCCCATTGACAAAATGCTTTCTCCGGTCGCACCATTGACAAGCTCTGCCATATCCTGACCGTCACGACGTTCGGCCATAGT